GCAACCGCATCCACTTGGACAATAAACTCAAAACTAGCCTTCGTTCCCAAGCCGGGCGGAGACGCTGATACGATGCTTCCAGTCCCGTCGAAGTGCAGACCTTGGCCATCGCTGGCGTTTACTAGCTCGCGGATTATCTCGCCGCCGCTGGTCGTTTTTGGTGTGGTTAAGGTTGCACTCATGTTGTCTGGTACTCCACTACTTGCACCGTGTAGCTACTGCCCCCGGCATAGGTCTTTATTGCCCCTGTGTAACCGTCAACCTTCAAAAACCCTCCATCTCCCCCAAGACTTGAGGAAGGTGCAGACAGAATATAATGAGCATTGGTCGAGGTTGGTGTCGTGGAATCTAGGCGAACATAAATTTCGTCTGTTCCCATGTTCTGAAAAGTGATTGATGTACGGCTGCTATTTGAGCTGACTTCCTGCTCAGTGGTCTGACTGACCCTGCTCGTACCCGCGCCCGTAGGCACTACGTTGTTGCACCAAAGTGGATTTGCCATTGTCTTTTGTTCCTTCTGAAAATTCTAATTAGGATGGAGGGAAGGGGGTTGAGCACCCCTCCCCCCCGGTTGTTGTTATTAGGTCGGCTTACGAATCTGAGGTTGTGATTCGCTTCACGCTGATAGATGAGGTGAGTTTTACGTCTCGACTCCAATCAACAGCATAAATGTCCGAACGACTGCTTTCGTCACGGTACTCGCGCACCGCCGTTACCCCACCGCGCCCACCTACAAAGGTCTTAAACGCTGACGGGTCGTAAATGGTCGGGCTTGCGCTGCGAACAAACACATAGCAATCGTCGCCATTCACAAATGAATTACTGCGAGTTTTGCCCTGCTTGGCCGTGTCGTAAGCCATAGTGGCCAAACGAATCTCCGTTGATGGATTGATAAGCATTGCGGATGCTTGCCCTTGGTTTAACCCAATAAGCGCTGCACCCGGTTGCTTTGCGACTACCTTGGCATTGTTGCGAAAACGCCTCCATGCCGTCATGCCCATAAGAATGGCATTTGGCAACGTGCCGGTATCCTTGGCAATTGCCTCAATGATGTAATCCAACTGTACAACAGGGTCAACCGAAGCAGAACCCCATACGCCCATTGCACCGCCGCCAACCGAAGTGGTAGTGGCTGTGATATCATCTGCAACAGAGTAAACGTGCTTCTCATGTGAGAGAACGCTGCTCTGCACCAAAGTCTTGACCTTGGCTTGCTCCAAATCCAACGGGTTACTGGTTCCTGCCGCATCACGCTCGGAATCATCAATTGATATTTCCAATGCCTGTGGCATACAGTTGTAGGTTGGCTCACTTACGTCCATGAAGATACGCCTTGCCGAACCGCCTACGCCCCTTGAGGTGTCATAAGTCTGGAAGGCATTCTTATCGTCGTAAGCCTTGTATTGTCCAATTGTTGCTGGCACCTGAACTGGTGGCGCCAACCAATCGGCCGTTGCTGATTGCAAATCGTTCAGAACCCCACTCGCATAATTGGTGAGGGTCGGATTGACTGATGCTTGTGATCTTAATCCCATAATGTTTTAGTATCCTTGGTGAATGTTAGACGGCCGTGTAAGAATTAACCAAAGCTGCCTCAACTAATTCATCAGCAACCCCTGCTTCCATAGCCACCCCTGCCACGATCTTGGTGCTGGCGTGCGCCTTCCAAGTTCCATCGGTGTGTATCATTAGATTTCCACCAAGGGCAACCGTGCCGCTCAGCTTAACCTTTACCGTGCCGCTTGCTCCTGCCATTGCCGCAATCGTGCTCTTGCCCGTTGTGGTTTCTCCATCGACAATTACGCCGAAGTTTCCGCTATCCGCTGTTGAAATTGCAGCCTTTAAAGCCGCTATCTTGACAGCATAGCCCTCTTTTCCAGTTTGGTCTGCCGCTGGCGTTAGCGCGATCAGCGACGTATCTCTTGCTATTGATCCCATATTAGTATGTTAGTGTGTGTTTTAGTTAAACAGTTGTGGACTGTCATAACGTGTGGCATCCCAAGCCTGCTCAAAAGATGAACCGTTTTTAGCTTGATACTCCTTGGCTGCACGCATCTGCGCTTCACCATTCGTTTCGGTTGCTCCACCCTCATCACGCTTGGCTTGCACCACTCGCTGAAAGGCGGGGTTCATCGGAAGCGCATTAAGGGCCATTATTGCTGATGGGTCAGTCTGCAAAATGGTTACCCACTTCGCCTTTACCTTCTCATCCTTTGGCGGGATGCGTCCGTCCTCTACGGCTTTGTCAACGGCAGCTTGAGCAGCAACTTCTTGCTCCTTCTCCTTGTCGTCTTCCATCGCCTTGATTTTGGCTTTCAGTGTTTCGTTTTCCTTCTTCACTTCGGCCAGCTCCTGCGCTGAAGTCTCGTCCTTTTTCTTGGACTCATCATCCTGCGCCGCTATTGGTTTTTTGTCTTTTTCTTCTTCAGTCATTTGACTTTCAGTTTTGTAATCATCGCCTTCCGAGGCAACAATCGGTGTTATGTCCTTGAACGCTGGCCGATTTACCAAGCCTCCCGCATTCAAAGTTGTCCCCTCAATCTCGCCTCTTGAATTAAGCGTGAATGTTGGGCTAAATTTTCTGAAGTTCCTGCCTTGCAGGGCTTCCTCTCCTGCCTTTGTCCACTCGACCTTGGCACGAACCCCCCCAACTTCAGGGTCTGCTCCCGCCCAATAGAAGCCGGTAACCCAACCGCTCGCCTCTGAATCGTCGTGGTTGAAATCAATAAACACTTGCTCTTTGTCGCCTGCGGTTATCTTGTCGAAAGATTCCTGCAACAACTCGGCTGTGGCAGCACTCACATCAACGGTGAGCGAAGCCGGTTTGCCATTTTTGGTTGCCGTGATGTTGTGGTTGCCGGGGGGTAAATACTGAATATCTTCTGGCAACTCATCCCCCGCAATGATTGAACTGATTGCATGAACAACGTCCCGCGACTCATAGCCCTTCGCTTTGTATTGGCTATTACATGCAGCGTACCTCTGTTTTTCGTTTGTAAATTCCTCTTTCATTGTATCGTTTGCCATGCAGCTTGAAATGAAATCCGCTTTCGGTTCACCATTTGGAGTGGGTAAAGGCATTATGCTGCTCTCCTTTCCTTCACCCTCTGAATCCCATAATCAGATTCCTTGATAAATACATCCTTAATCTGTTGCTCCGTTGGGATGCTGTTTGGCCAAGGCTTCTGCGTGACGGACTTCTTGAGCAAGTAGTAAGGGGTGAACCCCGATTCCTCCTGCATGGTAGGTGTCTCCCGCTCTGGCACCTTTAAACCCAAAGTTTTATTCTCCCTCTTGGGCCTCTCTGTCTTAGGCAGCTTCCGCTTCGCCTCCTTCTTGGCGCTGAACTTCTGGCGCGGAACACTCCCGCTAGACTTGTCTGGCTTCACCAAAAGCAGATTGCCCTTCTTGCTCTTGATGACAAACAGGTCAGGAAAACGCCTTGCCCTTCTGTCATAAGCTTCTGGTGTGAGCGGAATGGTGAGGTATTGTATGCCTGACCGTACCGGCTTTATCGTTCCTCCCTTGATCTTGTGAGGGAGAATTGGGCTGCCTATTGTAACCACAACGCGCCCGGGGCTTTCCACAATAGGTTTAGCCAATTTGTCGCTGTTTGGGTCGCCATTATTTACGGTGTTGCCTACCTTTCTCCAGAAATTAGTCCTTCGTCCTCCTAGCTTGTTTTTCTCCCTCCCATTCTTCTCCCGGTAAAACTTGCGGAGATATTCCGACACACCCCTTGCCCCAACGGTAAGCACATCTGTCAGTTCCTTATCAGAGAACTTCATGCGTGCAATGCCAGAGGGCAGTTCTACCTTGGTTGCAATCATACTGGTGCCTCCTCAACCTTGGCCAATGGGGAAGCCTCAAAGCGTTTCACCGCTCCGTTTACCATTGCTGCCCCCATGTTCCTCTCCATTGCATCCTGCAAGACCTTTGTGTCCAACTTGTCAAACAGTTCAGGCATCGTGTTTGCCGCCTTGGTTACAGCCCTTTCAAAATCCTCATCTGAAAGGTCGCCATCCATTGCCTTGCTCACCAACTGAACAAAAGCGGGTTTAACCGGGGCAAGCCATGCCTCACTCACTCCCGTGATATCCTCCATGACATTGTTAAGCAGCTTATCCCTTGGCCCCGGCTCTGCCCTCTGTGCAGCTTCCACCACTCCCTCCTTGGCGAACATAGGTGGCTGCATCGCTGCTGGCTCTGGCGGGGTAATGATGTCCTCCCCTGATTGCGGTATTGGCACATCGTGACGGTCATAGAACCATTCACGTGGCATATCAATGCCGCTCCCTAAAAGTATTTGATCTCGTTGAGCTTCAAGCACGGGGTCGCTTGGCCCAGCAAGGTCAGGCACCAACTTGGGCAATTCAAAGGAGTTGCCATAATTCAGTTCGCACATGGAGGCAATCAACTGCTCATTCAGAACATCTGCTGCCCATTCGCAAACATCCTGCAACCGTGTTCGCCTCACATCTTCGTGAACATCACCCAATGCACGACTGCCAGAATCACCCACATCAGTCGTGAGGGTCTGGCCTAAAATTGTTATGTCACAAAGCTTGTCAGCCAATTGGATGAAATAGCTTTGAGGGTTGTCTTGTCCTGACTTTCCCGCCTCTTTAAACTCTACCTGTGTCCCCGCTGGAAACGCTCCCCATGCAGCCGCTCCCATGTTTTCCAACATATCCGCAATGTCATTCTTTATGTTGGCTGATGCACCGGGGTCATAAGTAGCCCAGCGCAGGGGTTGCCCAAACACTTGGGCGAAATTAAGCAACCAATCACGGCAATAGTTTTGGCCACTCCACCAGTAAGCCAATTGTCTCAACAACCCATAGCCCATCGAGTTGCCAGAGCGGTTCTTGTAAATGCCAATGAGAAACTTGTTCCGTGGAACTTCCTCGTAAACCCCATCACCCTCCGGTGACAGCATTAAATCGGGTTTATCATAGGGAAAAGAATAATAGCGGGGATGGCAGAAATAAGTTGAGGCAGGACAAATCCCCTCTGGCTTCACTTCCCAAAGGATTTCCTGCACGCTGAATCCCTTGCCCACCCCATCGCATAAATCATAGATGGCATTGCGGAAGCCGTTTGTTCCCTCAATCGGGTTGCCTACCCATCCATCAATGGCATATTGAACGAAGTCAGCCTTTTCCTGAGCCGAATCCGTTGGCCTTTGCCCACGTTCGGTGAACGGCATAACGGTGTAGGTCGCCCCTGCCGCTGCGCTTTTCAGTTCGTGAAGGTTCTTTGAGAGCCTCGCCCATGAGTCTTCCATCAACTCGTAGACTTGGTATTGCTGGCGAATATCCCCACTTAAGGCGGCGCGAAGAATAGCAATCACATGGGCAGGGCTTTGTTTGCTCCCCAGCGAATTACTGTCCATCCGGTCGCGGTTATTAGGTGCGATTACCCGTTTACCTACGGATGTCCCATTCGGCCCTTTCTTGGCGGTAAACAGTTTCCCTAAGCGGTTACTTAAATCAGCAATCATACCAACGTAGGCCTTAACCCGGCCAATTTAGCTCGGCCAAGCATGATGTTATCAGTCTCTTGAATTGCCCCTGTTCCTTGGTTCAATACCGCTGCGTAGTTTGCCAACGCCAATGCCGTGCAACGGTCTGCATGACCATCTGCCCTTCGCATCGCCCGGTACTGCTTATTACCCCCCGGCGTTGTCAGTTCATCAATGGAATGTAAATCCTCCCTTATTACATGATCCCTCGGCACCCTCAAGGAACGCTCTTGGAAAGCCCTGCGCAAACCGGGGAAGATTTTAGCCTTAAAACCCTGCGAGAAATTGCATTGCTCCAGCTTGTACTCAAAGCGATTGGCCAATGATTCGCTCACGGCATTCCCGATGCCAGTTGAATCTATGGCCGCATGTGACGCCTTGTTTATCCTCTCCGAAAGCAGTTCCTCCTGCAGATGGTAGGGCGTGTCCCTGAGCACCAAAACCTCCCTTGTCCACATCACATCCCCAACCTTTTCCAGA